GAAATGTGCGTTTTCTTCCTCTCCATAAGTTCGGTATAAAATCCAAGCAAGATATTCTTGCGAGCTTCGAACCACAACCGGTCTCTCTCCACAACTGTGATGTCAATGAACGGCTTCCCATCGTCGTTCATAAATCCTGGTTTATATTGAATAAAGTAGCAGAAATCGACGTTGCACACTTCCATTTGAACCTGGATCTGAGGATAGTAATGATGAGGAACCTCCCCTGGGATAATCTTCCTTCTGAGAGGACACTTGATCTCCACGCAATACCCTCTCGCGGTAATTCCATCTGGCGATGCCGCCAACCATGGGTACTCGTCGTGCACGATCAACCCAAACTCAAACATTCGTTCTCCAAGGATGCTCATGGCAAGTTCCGCCGCTTCTGTCTCATATTTCACACCATGTTGAAGTGCCATACCAACGACCGGTACTACATTCAGTTTCTTCATGAGCAAGTCCTCCCTCGGACACCCCTTGAACCCTGCAAACGGTTTGATACCAAGAGCAGAAGATGATTCCGACGCAGTCATCAAAGTTTTGCGAACTTCATACCACTCCGGAGTTCTTTGAGCATATTGAGGTTTCTTGAATAAATCCACAACACGTGGGTGAAGTGTGGAAATATTGACGTCGGTGGGGATCGGAAGGATTGACATTTTTACATCTTGGTAATCTTAATTTGTTAAATAGATAGTTTGTTGATATGATGACGCCTTTGTATCGACAAAACATATTTTCACGTACCGTGGAAAAAGTTCAAGAAAATAATACTTATAAATTTATAAATAACTAACAAATGAATTCTATCATTTCTTTCCCTGGAAAAATTGCCAACATAGGGAGCGAGATCGACTATCATGGGAATGCAGTCACACAGGAAATACGTGTGATGCATGGTATCATAGACAGCCATGGAAAAGGGATAGAGACCGAGATGAAAATGATGCATGGGATAATCGACAGCCATGGGAAAGGAATAGAAAACGAGATGCAACTCATGCGCGAGTCTTTTGAGAACGAAATGAGAAACATGCAAAAAAAGACCAAGCAAATTTGCATCACCGTTTTAGCAGTGAACGTGCTTACTAGAATTTTCCTGCGGTAAAGTCGAGGAGGTCCTCTCCAAAAATATCGGAAATGTCCGATTTTTCGATGAGCTGTTTGCTTGCGGCGGACCTAGGATTCTTCTTTTTCTCTTGCTTTCTGAAAATCAAAAACGCAATCATCATAAACATCAACACCAGTAAGAATTTCCACATATACTTAGAATCAATATTTTTTTGGATAGAATCTTTAGGAGATGACGTGTCATACATGGATCAAATGACGCCAAGTAGTGTTACCGGGGTCAAATGACATTTGCAAAATATCTATATAAGGAAACCCGAGTTACTCCAAATGTATAATTAATTAACATTCACAATGTCTTCTCCTACTTACTACAACGAGTACGACTCCGAGACCGAGTACTCTGAGATTGAGCACGAATCATACGAGGAATACGAGCCCTACATGACTTATGACGAAGAGATGGCGGCATTCGAGGATTCTGATAATATCTTTGAGGACGAATACACTGATGATGCTTACAATAATTAAGTTTGCGTTTATTTTCGAAATAAAAATAACTGTGTAAAGATATACGAGATGCAATTCGTTGAGCAAATCCAGGATTTTATCAGTTCAGTGCCCAAGCCAGTGATATTCGCAGTGGTTCTCCTCGTCCTGGTCGGCGGGTTTTTCCTCTGGAAGAAGATGTCATCTAAGGACAGTGAGACCGAGGTAGAAAAAGGTGCCCTGGCGGCCAGCGTGTATGCCCAGAATGTGGCCCGCGATCTGGACAACGAGCGGGAGCCGATGCTGTCTGCTGCCTCCACGGACTTTGTGAAGGAGGTCCAGACCGGCCTGCAGGACTTGGAGAAGAGTGCCAAGGACGTCGTTGGTGCAGTCGCCCCCGATGAGGATGATGGTGACAGCGATTTCGATGATTTTGAGTGATTTATTACATAATGCATTTTAGTTTCGAATTATATTCACATAACTTTCGAAATTACACTATGTAACTGAATTTACTTTCACATGACGATATGGGGCAACTGCAGCATGCACATGTGCTTTCACACAATTCGTAAAAATTATTCTCAGGTGGCAAGCAATCGTTAATCATTTCATACTCATATACAACGGCGTTTCCATCGTGTGCGAACCATATGTCCGTGGCGTCGTTATAATATCTTTTATTGGCATGGTAATAGTTTTTCATGATAAATGGAACGATATCATCCGTTGTTTCTCGTTCCTTAGCACATTCGCCACAGCATGACCCATGTTCCTCGTGATGATGGTGGTCGCCTCGTTGACATTCGTCGCAACACAGAGTAAATGCATTGAACAAATCGTCCGCTGAGAAATCATCTGAGCTTGGGAATGTTTTCAACACAGAGCAAAAAACATTCCAATTGTATTGGTCAACGACTTTTCCTGTCTGTAGCGTTTCTACTGCATTTTTACGTATCTCGTTCAAAGTAGTCATTTTTATTACACACATAAGAGTCTTCTATAAATTGTTTGACCCGGTGATATGACGACACAATCATATTGACGTCCAAGTGTATAAATATAAGTTGGACTATTGTAAATTTACAAAAAATGGGATATCTCTACAAACTCACAAATAAAGTAAATGGGAAGAGTTATATCGGGCAAACTATTCGTTCTATACAATCACGCCTCGAAGAACATCAAAAAGAAGATAGCGGGTGTGTGGCAATTCGCAATGCCATCCAATATTACGGATGGGACAACTTCGAAAAAGAGTGGTACGAGGTTCCCAATGAAGACCTCAATTTCTACGAGGAGATGCTGGTTGCGTTGCTGGACACTTTGGCACCTGATGGGTACAATCTCAAGGAAGGTGGTAGCAATGGCAAGTTGAGCGAGGAAACAAAACAAAAGATCAGTGAATCACAGCGAGGTGAGAAAAATCCTATGTTTGGGAAAACACAGAGCGAAGAAACCAAACAAAAACAGAGAGATGCACAACAAGGTGAGAAAAATCATATGTTTGGGGAAACTCACACCGAGGAAACCAAACAAAAGATCAGCGAATCAATGATCGGCGAGAAGCATCACAGTTCTAAGAGAGTGTATCAGTATGATCTAGACGGAAATTACATCGGATGGTTCGGGTCGGGTGGAGAAGCGGCACGAGCTCTCGGCAAGATCAGTTGGTCGAATATAAATGATTGTGCCAATCGTAAACGAAAAACCGCGTATGGTTTCAAATGGTCGTTTGAATTACATCATTAATCTTAATCTTCATCAATAAACAAACATTCCAGTTGCTCTTTGACCTTTGGGGCGGGGTCGGTGTCTTTTCCCATGTTGAAACCAATCTTCCTGTAAAAAGTCTTACGCTTTGCGACCTGCCCCAGGAAGAGTGAGTACTGGTCCACGATATCAATTACAATCGGGTCATTTCCGCTGCCGCCACGTAGGATGCGTCCACACGCCTGTACCACGTCGCTCGACGGCGTAGACAGAACCAACCCCGATAACCTAGGGTTGTCATATCCCTCGGAAGCAAGGTGGTACGTCGCACAAATCACCTGGGCATCTGGCTCCGTCTTATCACCGCCAAGATAAGTCGCAGCTTGGATTCCAAGGGACAGTAGGATGTCTTTGATTTCGATCGCATGATTTCGCCGGTGGCTAAGAACCAATACATACCGTCCAGTTTCCGCGATTTTCTTGGTTTCTTCTGCAATCAACATGGTTCTGTCTCGAATTTCGCAGATCTTTGTTATGAGTGACGTGTAGCAAATGTCTCCTCGTTTGTTGACGGGAGGAGGCTTCTTGAATTCCGCGTGGGTGAACGGGATTATTTTAACAAACACGTTTTTCTGCAGTGTCCTCCGAACTTCGTATGCAGTAGTTCCCATAAACCAATGGAGAACCCTGGTCAATCCATCTTTTCTGGTAGGCGTAGCAGATAACCCGATCACATACTTAAAAGAAATACCAAACATCGTCTGGGAGAAACTTTCTGCCGCAATGTGATGACTTTCATCCACGATCAGGCATCCAACCCCGTCGAAGTTTGTGTACTTCCGGCTCAACAGCGTTTGAATTGACGCGATGATGAAATCTCCAGAAAGATCGCACGAGTCGCCTCGGACCTTAGAAATCTTTGCGTCCGGAACGAACCTCTTGATGGTTTCTTCGAATTGTTCTTCGAGGAATTTCTTGTGGACGAGGATCATCGTTTTTACCTTCAACTGACATGCAGTGTAAATAGAACATACCGTTTTGCCAAAACCAGTATCAAGTGACAGAATTCCTCCGCCAATGCTACGAAGTTGCTTGAGCAAAGCATCAGTCGCTTCAATTTGCTTCAATTCTTTACGAAGAGATCCAGTGAACTTTACGGATGTGTTCATAGAGTGTATGTCCCCGTATTCGTGTGTCACCGGTAGGTGTTTCAGGTTCTCTAGGGCCCAAAACTTTGGTACCACTACATGG